CAGTCCGAAAAGAAACAGATTTCGGAAGGGGATGAGCTTCTTGTTCAGGTGACGCGTGACGCCGTGAAAACAAAGGATGCCGTTGTCAGTACCAAGCTGGTGCTGCATGGACATTATTGCTTTTTATCCAGTGAGAACACGACACTTGGAGTTTCAAAAAAAATCCCGCAGGAACGTGCACAGGAAATGATTGCACTTGCAAATGTATATTGTAAGGATCATGAGGCAGAAGGCTATGGACTTGTGTTTCGAACAAATGCACAGAACGTTTCGGAAGAAGAATTAAAACAGGATATCTTTTATGTACAGCAATGTTTTGCAACTATAAAAACAACAGGCAGACATGGAACAACCGGAAATCTTATCTACCGCAATATCCCGGGATATATGGAAAAACTAAAAACACAGGATCTTGCAGAAATTGATCATATATATACAGATCAACAGGATCTCTACGAAGAAATTAGGCAGTATCTGCCAAATTTAAAAGAGCAGGGGATTTTGGTAAAATATGATGACTCTGCAGTAAGTCTGGCTACGTTATACCATATCCAGGGAAATCTCGATGAACTTCTTGGACAAAAGGTCTGGCTTGCTTCTGGCGCGAATATTATTATCGAAACATTGGAAACGTTAACGGTTGTTGATGTAAACAGTGGCAAAAACCAGTCGAAAAAAGAAGAGACACTTTTTGCAATTAATATGGAAGCAGCGAGGGAAATTCTGCGTCAGATTCGTCTTAGAAACATCTCCGGTATGATCATTATCGATTTTATTAATATGAAATCGAAAGAACAGCAGGAGGCTTTGATTCAGTTCGTAAAACAGGAACTGAAAAAAGACCATGTTCCAGCCAGTTTCATCGATATTACAAAATTAGGATTGATGGAACTGACCCGCAAAAAAGTGTATAAATCATTGCGGGAAATCCTCAAATAAAGATATAAAATATTTCCGTGAAGTAATAAGATAAATGCGAAATGAGTGATATAACTCACTTCGCATTTTTAATTTTTATAAGAAATTGATAAATGCGTTAGAGTGAATAATCACTCTGGCGCATTTATTTTTTTGCCTAAAAACAGAGGAGGTGGAGAGCAATGGCAACCAATAAGCGACCGAGAAAAGCGTACAAGCGCATCGGATTCGAGGACAGAAAGAAAATCGAAGCACTGAACGCACAGGGCAAAACAGTAGATGAGATGGCGATGGCAATCGGTGTCCACTCGGCTACCATGTACCGTGAACTCGCCAGAGGTGGAGAACCGTACAAGGCAGAGGTCGCACAGCATTCCATCTAACAGAGAGGAGCAAGTGGAATGGAAGAACTGGATATCAAGACTGCCATACAGATAGCAAAGATACTGGCAGCGGCCCCGGATGAAAGAATCCCCATGATACTGGATGTATTCAGCAAGGCGCAGGTTGACATCAACGGACTTGATGAACTGGCGGAATGGAGAGCACTGGATAAGCAGGCCGCACTGATTGACACAGATGCCTTTGTAACAGAACTGACCAAGGGCAAGGAACTGGAGGACGGAGAATACCGTATCAGAGTTCCAGAGTTTAATCACTTCTGTAGCACAAAGGGAGTGAGTGCCAGATACGCAAGGAAGCACCTGTACGAAAGCGGAATGCTCCGAAGCAGTACTGACAATGGCAAGATCAACTACACCTGCCCGGTGCAGGCGACAGATACCAAGAAAACAGAACGATGCGTATGCATCATACCTAAAAACTGAATATCGAAGAAACACACTGGCAAGCATCGACCAGAATAAAAACCGATAGGTAGGAGCGAGCCGCCGCAGTAAATCGCTCCGGCAGCAGGACATGAGCCTGCATGAATGGCTGTCGTAATTGGGGTAGGGAACGCAGACCCAAGTAAAACAACAACGGTTCGGAGGCAGATGAGAAACACGCAGAGAGAGAATACCGAGAGCATGGATGCGTGGGTGCGATTTAACACTCGGTAGCGGGGAATGAAAAAGACCGCACTGCAGGCGACTAGTACAGCTACCCCAAAGAATACTCAGGGAGCATGAACGGAACAGTTACTCTTCAAAGCCTTGGAGAACCTGTTCCATGCCAGACCCAAGAAGCCTAGAGAGCATAATGAGGTACTGGTAAAAGTCAAGTAAGTATAAAGGAGAGAGCATATGAAACAGCCAAAGAAACTGACAAGGAATCAGAAAGAGATACTGGTCAAGAAGGGGATGAACCCGGATGACTATATGCTCCATTCAGAGGATGAGAAAGAGATGATCCTCTACAACAGGAAAGAAAAGAGACTGGAAGCAGTCGAGAAGTAAGCAGGAGGTGCATGACGATTTGAAACTCAGTAGGAGACAGAAGCGAATTCTGAAAAGAAAGCTGAAGCGCATAGCAGGGGATGCAGTAGCGGTATTAGTGGGAGCGGGAATGTTTGTTGGATTGCTTATCGCATGGGCAAACGAACCGATGCCGGACTGGAGCGAGTACATAGAGGAAAACCACATAGGCATGGTGCAGGTGGAAGGCTCGGACACATGGCTGACGCAGGAAGAATATGAGCAGATGTGCAAAGAGCGTGACGCATACAGGGCAGCAGAGCAGGCAGAGGAACAATCCTACTACAACGCAATCCTCCAGAGCACTGAGACACCAGTACCGACAACAACCGCAGCAATCGGCAGTCTGGACTGGGATGCGGATGACTCCTACAGATTAGCGAAAATCGCCATGGCAGAAGCAGAGGGCGAGGACACCGAGGGCAAGGCACTGGTCATACTGGTGGTGCTGAACCGAGTATGGAGCGATGAGTTCCCAGATACCATCGAGGGAGTGATCACGGAGGACACCCAGTTCACAGCATACGGAAACGGCAGATACGACAGGGTAGAGCCGGACACAGACTGCTACCGGGCACTGGAAATGGTGCAGGTAGAACACTGGGATGAGAGCCAGGGAGCGACATACTTCGAGAGAACCACGGACGAAGCCACATGGCACAACACCACACTGAAAAAATTATTCACACACGGCAACCACACATTCTACACCGAAAGGAAGTAACCAACAATGAAAATGGCAATGAAGGACGGACAGATCCTCATAAAGGAAGCAGACAATGTCCAGTTCACAATCATAAAGAGTTGGGGAAAGATGAAGTGGAGCAGGCAGACGCAGACGCTAAGCGGACCGGCTGACATCGAGCTGCTGAACA